ACTTCGATTGCCTCAGACAGAGCCAGCCGGTCGGCTAACGCCGTTCTCACGCTCCCAACGTCGCGCCTGTTCGGCCATGTCCCCGGCGAGGTCGCTAAGGCTTTGCTTACGTATTCCATTTCCGCTGCCTCTTTCGAGAGATTTCCGCATGTTGTTTCGCCATGTCGCCAGCCAGTCTAGTTTCACGCCCCGACTACCGGGAACCGCGACCCAATAATCCACGAATTCAGCCCACAAGGCTTCGACCCGCGCAGGCGCCGCACCGAGCATAATCGCCGCCTCACGAAATTGGTCTGTGAGAATCGCCCCCGAAACCATCCGCTGCCCTCGCGCGCGCATACTCCGATCTTCTTCCTTTTTTTCCTTACTTCCTTCCTCGGAAGTCCCTTCCAAATTGAGAGAAAGAGAAGTAAGTAAGGTAGGAGCACGCGTCACGCTTGGCAAAGGGGGATTTGCGGCATCGTTTGCTTCCGCTTTCCCCTTGTTTTGTTTGATGTTTTCGCGGTATCGTGCCGCGCGTTCGGCTTCCTTGGAGCGTGACGGCGTCGTGACGGCGTCGTGACGCGTCGTGACGGTCTCCAAGGTGCGTACGGCCAACACGATGACGGACAACTGCACCCCTTCGGCGTGCATACGTTCGATCATGTCGGCAATTGGCGTCATTGAAGGCTCGCGCCTTCACGCCTCATGGCGGCAACAGCCTCGGCGGCTAGCTTTTGCTGCGCCCAATCGCTCTTGGCGTGGCCACCGTCACAGCGACCGTTTCGCCAGCCGTGCCAGTAGGAGAGGGATCGGTTGTCGCCGCAGCGGAAATTCTCCCGCCCATCAAAATAGCCTGCGATGATTTCAGAGTCGTCGAGCGACGCTAAATCGGCTAAAGTCGATATTGGAATTCGTTCGGTCATATCCCGCGACATCGGGCTAGAGGGGCGGGCGGGGCCTCTGGTGATGTCGCACCATCAGCGCCCGCCCAAAATCACCGCTGGCCGGCGGCTATGTCGAAATTACCTCGCGCATTCGTTGCCGTCAATAGCCCTTGCCTCCCATCCCCTTCCATGCAACGCTGCGGTCGTCCAGCTTCTGGACGTCGAGTGGCTCCTGTCCACTCTGTTTGACGCCTCCCTGTTACCCAACTTGGCCGCCTTTACGGGCGGTCATTTCTTTGGTAGGTAGGCCATCGGAGGCTTTGCTTCGGCATTGCCTTTCGAGTTAGCGGGCGCTGCATTCCATCGTGGCCCCGCCGGATTGAAGATGGAATACGGTCGCTCTGCACCGGGGAGCGGCAAGAGATTAAACAGGTCGTATAATCTACGTCCTGTTAGCCGGTGCCAATTTCCGCTCCGCCCTAACCTCCCGCCTGATCTGCCGGGCTACTGCGATGACCAGCCGCCGTTCAAGATCACGGGCGCCCTTGCGGGCATGGCGGCGGGCGCGGATTCTGTGGATAAGTCGGGCGGGCGAGTCAGTTTGTGTACGGGGTAGGGGCGTCATGTTCCGCCATCCAGATAGTCGAAGTTCTGCTCCAGAAGCACACGCGCATCGGCAACCATCTCAAGCAGGAACTTTCCTTCCTGCTCACGGACGACACAGCCGGATTTAGACAGCGCGCGAGGCGTGACGCGCAACTCAATCTGCTTTAAGCCCTCGATGATACGGTGGATAGGGGCGGTCATTCGGTGCTCACCCCATCGAGCACTTGGCGAAGCGCCTCACGCAAAAGATCGCGGTCGCTGTAGACGATGTAGGTTGATTTCTTGTCTGTACCCATCGCGGTCGCGGAATCGAAGTAGGCCAACGCGATCAACATTCCGATATTGGTTGCGCGTTGAACGTGCTTGCGCGAGAATGAATATAGCTCTCCAGCGTCGGCTGTTTTCTCTTTCTTGCGCCGCTTCAAGCGAAGGTCGGCTGCGGCAGCCTGAATGATATTGTTCGGCTTCAGGCCGTTTAGTTTTGTGCCGCGCTCGCTGAGCAACCTGGTCTCGCCGATGTCAGGCATTTCCCTCTCCCCGTTATGAATTCTGGTCACTTCCCCGCCCCCTCGATCCTAACCCGCCACATGTCCTTGAACGGCGGCAACGGCTGCCCGTCCGGGCGTAGGGTGATTGTGCGGATTCGCTTAGGTTCCTGCACGGTCCAGCCTGCGGGCAATGGATTTCTCTTGTCGGCTTTCTCGCCCATGGCGGCCGATGTCCCGACGAATAGCAGTACGGCGAGGGCCATGAGGAAGGCGAGGGGGCTCATGACGCGGTGAGTTCGTTCACGGCACGCAATGCAGCGCGGCCCTTGTCAGTCGAGCGCCAGTAGCCATCTTCAAATGTCACCCAGCCCTGCCGTTTGCAGAATTGCCGCGCTGAATTTTCCTCTTGTGAGGTCTGCGGCCCCAAATCTCTTGCCGTGGCGACATGCTGCCAACGAGCTAAATCGCGCATGAATTTCAGTTGGGCAGGTTTCATGATTTGTCTTTCTTATGTTTCTCAATCGCCGCCTGCCCGCTGCTCAGCATAATCTCTATCGTCGCGGCCAAGCTTGCAGCTTGTGTATGCGATGCAGCCTCCCGGTTCATGGACTCGCGCTCGCGTTCGTTCATGCGACCTATGGTCAGTTCCATTTCGGCAATCCGAGCATCCGAGTTGGCGAGCAATCGGCGGGTGTCGTCAAGCTCCAGTTTCATCCGCTCATAGTCGCGGCGTTCGGCGGCGCGGTTGGCGTAGTAGGCGCGCGCCGTTTCGTCGTGATGATCGGCGGGAGTTGTGACTTGTGGCTGCGGGACAACGGTTAATCCGGTCATGATAGTCACCGATGGCCGCTGCTGAAGATATTCGATGCGACGCGCTTGGCCCTGACGATAGGCTCACGTGCGTACACGATCCCGTAACAGTGCTCGCACCATGAACTGTCGATTGATTTAGTCGGTTGACCGCAGAACAGATACGGGGGATTATCGTTAAAGCTATAACGGCATTCGTGGGGATTAAGGTCAAGGAGGGGGATATTGCGGGAGCCCTCCCATGGCAACATCAGTTTTGGTTGGGTCATGACGGCGATCTTGGGTTTGGGAGGCGTTATTCGTGTCTTGCGTCTTGTTTGTTGTGCAGCGGCTTTTTGCTCGCGCGTTGGGATTGGTTTAGAGGCTTTCCTGCCGCGTCCTTCAAGTCTAAGCCGATGAACCTTGCCGATGACGGCCGAACGGGATGGGCCTTGTGTACCATCATGCAATAGAGAAGATATTTGCGAGGCTGTGCGGCCCTCAGCCCACAGTCTCTTGGTCATGGCGACCGCCACGTCCGTCCAATCGAATTGTGCAAATCCCCGCGTGTCGCCTTGCATTTTTCGATCTTTCCCGTTACATTCCAATAGCTTGTTGGCGCTGTCGCATTCCGTCACGGATTGCGACAATACGCCGCGCCCTCACATCCGGATCGCGCCATGTCAGGCGCACGGCTTGCGAACGAAGGGTCCTTGTCGGCAAGCCGCTAGAACCGATGAAACCAAGCCGATTGAGCTTGCCGATGGCGGCATTTCGCGGACAGCCAAGCTTTTGCGCAGCCACTCCAGCCGAATCACCCGCAATCCAAGCTGCAATCAGGATGGCAAGGCGCTTGTCGGTCCAGAAGCCGCTCATAACGGCAACAAGGCTTTGGCTGCGATTCGTCCGCCGTCGCGCGACACGTCGAGAAGGTAGGGCTGGTCCTGTGGCTGGTATTCGTCTGGCTCGCCATCAATGCGCTGGTTTACCCCGTGATATCGCCTGGGATCAGCGTAAAATCTCAGCGCGCGCCTAAGCTTGACGACTTCTTCTTCCAACTGGCGCGTTCGGATTGTTTCCATGGCTAGCCCTTCGCGCTCACGCAAAGTTGATAGGTATCCCTATGCCATGAGCCCATGCCGTTATCCTTGGTGCGGTGCGGGATGGTGGTGGAGTGTGGCATATGACTGGAATGCGCTGGCGCGCCCGTAGGCGCGATTTCACGACCGCTACCAGGCTTGGCTAGGTTCTGCCTGTTCCAGCGTGTCACGGCGCGCCCCTGCCATTGCGGGATGACTTTGTGCGGGGGAGAAGGGGCGGAATCTCGATTTGCAGCAGGCGTTGGGCAAGCCCCTTCTCTGGGGCCTTCTTTTCCCACCGATGCACCGTCGCCTGATCGACGCCAAGCCGCTCGGCGAACACGGCTTGAGTTTCGCCGGTTCCCTTGCGGGCGCGGCGTATATCGACTGCCCTAACCATCATGGAGCCGCATTATGCACACGGCATTTTTTTTTGCAAGAGGGGTTGACTAGGAAAATGCAGCGTGCATAATGGCCCTCACGAACATAGGGGAGCCCCACAATGTCCAGTCACCGAATCGACTTCGCCCGCCCCGGCCGCATGATGAGCGGCAGCAAACACAGCCCCTCCGGGCATGTCTGCGTCTGGAATGCGAATATTTGCACCAAGAGCGCGGGCAAGATTTGGTTCGGCGACCTTGATCTGACCGACGAGGCGGACGCCGCAGAACTCAAACGCCTTGCCGCCGAGAAAGGCGAGGACATCTACATCCTTCGCGAACGTGATGCGCGTTTTCAGAATGAGGCCGCGCCTCTCTTTGAGAACGCGGTCGCGCGCGTCACGCCTGCTGGCGAAGTCGTCCACCTTAGCATCGCCTGACCGCCATGCCCCGCACCGCCCCACAGTCTGGCGACGCTACGGCCAACCCCGCACAGCGCGGATGGCAATGCGTCGAATGCTCCGGTGTCCGAATTGATCGGTTTGAAAGCCGATTCGGCGGGCCGTCCGAAGATCGTTTTAAGTGTCGCGAGTGCGGCGCAACTTGGCATCGGAAGGCCGAGTGACCGTCATGGCCGTCAAAACCATCAAGACATGCTTCGCATGTGGAGTACAATTCGAAGGGGGAGCCCGCGTTTCGCGTTGTCGTCCGTGCACTAGACCTAAGGAGCGCCAATACGTTGCAAAGGCCAAAGCCGCAGGTCGATGGAAGCGCAGAACGCCCGAGCAAAACCGCGAACATTTACGGCGCTATCTGTCCAATCCTGAGAACCGCGCGCGGCGCAGCCTTTACGAAAAAGCCTACTTTAGCCAGCCCGCCAACAAGAAGCGTAAGGCGGCGCGAAGGGCTGTAGCTTTGGCCCTCCGAAAAGGACTTCTGCTGAAGCAGCCCTGCGAGAAATGCGGGTCGCCTGAAGCGCACGCGCACCATGACGATTATAGCCGCGCGCTCGACGTGCGTTGGCTTTGTGAGAAGCACCACCAAGAACACCATCATCCGGAGAGGTTCGCGGCATGAGCACGAACAACCAGCAGAGCCGTGGCGCGCGCAGCATCGGTGATCAGAGAACGGAGATTGCTGAGCCGAAGTTTACGCCGGGACCGTGGGCCGTGAAGGGGCTCAACGAAAATCTGGTGTACGCGAAGGATGGATTTGTCGCCGATGTCCACGGCGGGACCAAGGGCTCTGCATCCACTGTGGCAAAAGCCAACGCTCATTTAATCGCGGCGGCACCTGAATTACTCGCACACGTCAAGCTGCTCGAAAAGACAATCGAATACGAAATCCGCCGGTCGAAGGCCGAGGGCGACGACGAAGGCGCGCGCCTTAAGACTTTCACGCTCTATTTGGTGCGCGACAGCATCGCCAAAGCCGAGGGCCGGTCATGACCTTCTCAGTCGGCTCCATGCTCACCGTAGCCCTGTATGGCCAGCGAGGGCTTTTGGACAAGCGACAAGCCGATGACGATGCCGATGCCGTCCGCGTGCTGGTCGAAATGGCCCGCGAGCGTAATGGGCTGAAAGCTGGACAGCGGTTTGAAATCGAGCCGTTCAAATACACAGTGGCAGAATAATAGGAGACGACATGGCGAAGCTCAAAGAAGTCAGCACCGACGAATTGTCCGATCTTATCGGCCGCACTCAGGACCTAACGGGCGAAGCGCATGGCGTGACGCGGCGACTGGAAAGCAATCTCCGCACTCCAATCGAGAAGCCGATACAGGCCGCGTCATCGGCGCTCGCAGCATCGCGCGCCTTCGCTGATCTAGCGCACGCAATCCTGATCCGCGCGTCGCTCGCCGAACAGGAGCGCGAGATCAAGGCGATGGTTGAACAACGCGTCAAGGGAACCCAATGACCCTCCACCCCCACATCGGCATAGCAGCCGCCAATCAACTGCGGTGGGCGGCATGACGACGAAACGCAAGATACTGTCGGTTCTGGTCGCGGCGAGGAAGCTGATTACGCCGCGCGAGAAGTGGACGCAGCGCGTCAACGCTCGCGACAAGTTTGGCCGCTACACTTATCCACTCAACGCCGATGCGGTTTGTTTCTGTGCGCAGGGAGCCATCGCACGGATCGCTGGGGGTATGGGAAACCCAGCGAAGATTAGTGCAATGGTCGTGCTTGGGAGTGTCATCAAGGGCGACGTTACGACATTTAACGACGCGCCAAAGCGGACACACAGGCAAATCCTCGCCGCTTTCGACCGCGCAATAGCAAAACTGAAAAGCACCCCATGACCACCCGCCCCTCCCTCGGCTTTCAAGTCACCCGTTCTGCAACTGAAATAGCCCTGTACAATATCGCATGGCATGGGGCGTTGGCAGGGGCGTGCGTGGTTGGGATTGCGGTTATTGTGGTGGGGGTTTGGCCATGAAACATAAATGCCCCAACAGATACGTGGGAGACGGCGCAAAAGGCGCTTGTTTCGTTGAAATCGAGCCAGGAACCGCCGAAGACGCGGCTTATCTTAAAGCGGGCTGGTCCTGCGTTATTGTCCACAACGAGGAAATTCCAATTTCGTGGATTTCGGAGCTTATAGCTATCGCGGGTGCTCACGTAGGTGGCATTCGAGGTTTTTTAGAACAGCACAATTACGGCGGCGGATATGCTCTTATGGTAGACCCAGAGAAAAAATCATGAGCCCGCATTCAATCTTCGGCATTGCCCGGTCCCTGCTTGCTGACGGCATCTTCATGATGACCGACGCAGTAGAGGATGGGGCATTTATCCGTTCGCACTCGGCATCCGATCTGGAAAAGCAAAGTACGGCCTTGCGCAAAATGGCTTCCGACCTCGATGCCGTGCGAGCCGAGCTTATCGCGAACAGGCCAGCGGAGTAACGACATGAGCAGGAAGAAGATGCGCGAATTTGTCTGCACCGGGACAATGGAATTGCGCGGAGTGACATTCTTCATTGAAGCGGCAACTGAAGAAGAGGCTATCGAGAAAGCGAAGGCGGGCGAATGGTCAGATTACGACACGAACGGCGCCGAAAGCGTGAACTGGGATATGCGCGAGAGCACGCTAGAGGCCAACGAATAACATGCCAACCGCTACGCCCTGCGAAGAATGCGACAACGTGCATATGGACACGCGCAAGCTGCGTCCGAGCTATTGGGTGTGCGTCAAGTTCCCACGGCTGGAAGGGCTGTCAGCAATCGCCCCGAAGCAATGGGTAAAGCACGCGCCCTACATGCGCTGCGAAGGAATTAACGGTGGCTTTTGCCCGCTCTGGGAAAAACGCCGGGATGGGAAGTTAACCGAACAACGGGAGCAACAAGATGCCGCTTAATCTTTCTGTCGGTGACGGCGAATTCGTCCCCTACCTCAAGTACAATGCCAAGGCCGGGCGCTTCTATGTGAAGCCCGAAGGCGCGACCGAGGAAATCGAAATCACCGGCCCGATGCTCGCCTTCGATATGGCTAATATCAAAACTGGCTGGCTCTACTACGCCGAAGGTTCGGGACCGGAGAAACTGTGGGACCCGTCACCGACGCAAATGGCCGCGAAGCCGCCCGGACCACGCAAGTTCAAACGCGGATTCGAGGTCATGGTGATCGGCAACATGATGCTGCCGGGCGGCAAGAAGCTTGGCCTTCGCGAATTCAGCAGCACGGCAGGCAACGTAATCGCTTCAATGCTCCGGATGCATTCGGCCTATGAAATGGGCTTGAAGGAAAACCCCGGCAAGGTCCCGGTGTTCAAGTGTACCGGCGTGAAGCCGATCACGGGTGCCTATGGCGTCAACTACGAGCCGCTATTCGATCTTGTCGCGTGGGTGGAACGTTCGCGTGTTCCCGACTTCGACGCCCACGCAGACAGCAAACAGTCGGCACCGCCGACCGATGATGATGTGCCGTTCGACGATACGCCACCCGCCCGCTTCGACGAACCGCATGGAGACCCGATTCCGTTTTGAAAGCCGCCGCCATGCCCGAAGCAGTATTCAAAGCAGTCTATGCAGAATGGAAGGTCATCAAGACCCGCTCCGCCGTGCAGCTTGTCTTTGAAATCCCGATTGAGAAAGCGGACGAAGCCTATCAGGTACTCGGCGGGATGCCGATTGCCGCGAACGAACAATGGTGTGCAATTGCTCGCCTCGATTACTCCCGCATATCCACCCCCAGCGGGAGCGGAGCGCAGCCCGTGCCGGACAAAGCCCCCCAGCCCCCGGCACGGGCTGACGGTCCACGAGATGCAGATGACGGCTCCGCTAGCCGTGCGCGTGGCCGGAATGGGCCTGACGAGCTTGACGCTCCGGTATTTCTCGACAGGCGGCCTTTCACGTCATTGCCGTATTCAACACGCGCGGCGATCCGTGGCAACGATCCGATCTTCCGCGCCTTCCTGCGAGAAATGTGCAGCGTGACGGACAACAGCCCGGAGGGGGCAAGAGCTTTTTACCACAGGCAATGTGGCGTCGGAAGTCGCAAGGAAATTCTTCCGGGGACACCCGCCGCGCAATTGTTTGATGAGGTAGAGCGGTGGTTTGAGGCGTGGAAAGTTCAGGACCGGGTTGTAGCATGACCGATCATCCTTGCAAGGGAATGACGAAGCCGCAGATCGCTACATTCGAGCGGATAGCGATCGGTCAGCCGCCCTATGCCAGCGAGCGCACGCTGAAGATTCTACTCGCGCGAGGCGTCATTGAAAAGGAAATCCGCAACACGTCCTCAGGCATCGGGAACTTGATGATCAGATACGCCGTCTACCACGTCCCGCTCCCGGTTCACATGCAATGGTGCAAGTGGTGTTCCGAACAGCCGGATATCGCGTCGCTGTCATGAAAAACCTCTTTGATCCCAAATTATTCGGTTTACAAGTGAAACGCGCCGTGCAACACTGCCAATCGCAATCCGGCGACGGCTACCGTGCCATCGCAAAGCAGATCGGGATAGGCCACGCTACTCTGTCCCGCGTCTGTCATGGCAAGCCACCGACCGTAGAGAACTACATGCGGCTGAATAAGTGGATGGAACGGAAATGAGCCGCAGTGTACCAGAATGGATTGGCAAGACGGATGACGCCCGCGTGCCAGCGCGCGTTCGGCTTCGCGTGTTCCTTGCCCACGAAGGCAAGTGCTGGCTATCGGGACGCGCTATCCGGCCGGGTGAGGCTTGGGACATCGAACACAAGATAGCACTCTGCAACGGTGGCCTTCACGCAGAATCCAACCTCGCGCCCGCACTGAAGACACCGCATAAAATCAAGACTCGTGCAGATCGCCGCGTAAAAGCGCGCACCGACAAGCGCCGCAAGAAGCACCACGGGATCAAGAAGCCGCGCACGATCACGCGCTGGCGGAAGTTCAACGGCGATATCGTCTATGCGAGCCGGGAGCGGTAATCATGAAATCGAAACCAGAATTTGAGCTAGCAAAAAAATTGACGGGCCGTTCGCAGATGGATCGTGTACGCGCCGCCCGCGCTTATCTCAATCAGGCTGGACCGCAAGGTTACGACCGTCAAGTTGATTTGGAACTGCACGCATTCATGGCGTTGTTCCATCCTGAGTTCCCTACTGACAAGGTGCGCGAAATGTCACGCGACATGCGTAGGACTCCGATAGCCCGTGCGCGCGGGCGGTCATAGCCGATAAGTGATGCGAAAGGTTCCATGAGCCTAACCGAGACCATAACTGCTCCTACCCGCCCCGTGCTGCGCTGGCATGGCGGCAAGTGGAAGCTCGCGCCCTGGATCATCGGCCACTTTCCGCCGCACCGTGTTTACGTCGAGTCGTTCGGCGGTGCAGCGTCCGTACTACTCCGCAAGCCACGGTGCTACGCCGAGGTTTACAACGATCTGGACCAGGACGCCGTTGCGCTGTTCCGCGCGCTCCGTGATCCGCCCCAAGCCGCCCGGCTGCTTGAACAATTGCGCCTCACGCCGTTCTCCAAGATGGAGTTTGAGGAAAGCTACATCCCGGTCGAAGACCAGGTTGAGCGAGCGCGGCGGCTGCTCATCAGATCCTTCATGGGCTTCGGCTCGAACGGCCATAACGCCGCCACGAAGACCGGGTTTCGGGCGAAAAGCAACCGTTCCGGCACGACGCCAGCTCGCGATTGGGCGAACTACCCTGATCTATTGCCCGTCATTGTCGAGCGACTTACCGGCGTCGTTATCGAGTGCCGCGATGCCTGCGAGGTCATGTCCGCACACGATGGCCCGCTGACCCTTCACTACGTCGATCCGCCCTATGTCCTCGAAACGAGGTCGAAGGCGATGCACCGCAATGGCTGCTACGCCTTTGAGATGGACGCGGCCGGGCACGAGCGCGTCCTGGGCCACCTGAAATCGCTTGAGGGCATGGTGGTGCTGTCCGGCTACGCGCACGGCACCTACGACGCCGCGCTACCCGACTGGCGACGAGTTGAAGTAGCCGCGCACGCTGACGGCGCCCGTGATCGCACCGAAGTTCTCTGGATCAACCCGCAGGCCTGCGCGGCACTAGATCGCGAGCGCGGCAAGGGCACGCTGTTCGAAGCACTTTCATCCCAGTAACGCCCGGAGGCCGGACGATGACGCGATTTGATGCAGTCGATTTGAAACGAGCGATTCGTCACCGGCATAGCGGGCGGGGCGCCGTTCTGATCGAAGAGCTGCGAACCGCCTGCGGATTCGTCGGCGGTGCCGAGCGGTATATGGATGTTTGGGCCATCGAGGCCAATGCTTCGAAAGGATGCACAGCACAAGCCTACGAGATTAAGGCGTCACGGGCCGATTTCCTTCGCGACGTGAAGCAGCCGCTTAAACAGCGCGGCGCGCGATTGTTCTCAGATCAATTTTGGTTTGTGACGCCGCCCGATCTTTTGAAGGCCGAAGAAATTCCGGATTGGGCTGGCCTGCTTGAACCGTATCCGCAAAGCAACGGCTTATTTGAAAGCTGGGAACAGTGGCCGATCCTTCGCCAAGTTGTCCCGGCGCCGTTTCGGTCAAAGGACGCGCCATCGTGGCCGCTGGTCGTGTCGATGCTGCGCCGAACACCGATCATCCTCCCGGAAGAGCCAGCAGCATTGGCCGCCGAATGATTCCCCTCGCCCTTCCCCGCTCCCGCCCCGTCCACCGTGTCGCGAACACGACGCTGGTGGTCATCGTGGCGTTGGACAGAAAGAGGATGCCAGAGAAATGAGTTGGGAAGACGCGAACGAAATCACCCGGACCAGCGATCCTGCGGGGTGGCGGGGGCGGATAAGAGGAATACGTGCAGGAAAATGGAGAAGTGAAATGCTCTGGAATCCGAAATTTGATGTACCAACGAAGGCCGATCCGCTTTCGCTGGAGACACTGATCGCGTGGCTGGAAAAGCAACCCGCCGACGAACGATACGATTTCTGTGAGTGGAACCAATGCTTGCTCGGCCAATGGCTGCGCACCATTGATCCCCTTGCTCGCCGGCATGAGGGTGGCGACACAGGATTTATTTACTGCGTCTTCGGGCAACCCGTCGATTTAGAAAAGTTCGCCGAAATCACTCATGCAGGTTGGGCCAGTTTACGTCACCTACACACCTTTGGCCTTGCGCTCTCCCGCGCCCGCTCTCTCCTGACACAGAAAGCCGCCCGCACATGAGCGCGAATGCACAATCGAAAGAGCGGCGGATTATCAATCTGCAACAGCAGGTACGGATAGCTCGCGATGCGCTGAACCGAATTGCCGATGGTCGCACGCGCGATGCCGCCAAGGTCGCAGAAGCCGCGCTCGACAGCATGTGGCCGCTCGATCCCAAACAGCCGTTGCAGGGCATCGTCGGACATCAGCAGAGAGCCCGCCCATGACCGCGAACGTCGAGACGAAGGGGAGTGCGCTCCCTTGGAAAGCGTGCCCCTCCATTGAGGGAGACTTCCTGGGTATCTATCCCGATACTGACAGGTCGGAATTTCCGATTGCGATAATGCCAACCTACGTCCGCGCCGAGATCAACGACACTCATGCCGACCTCATCGTCCGCGCCGTGAACTGCCACGACGATCTGGTAGCGGCGCTGAGGACCTGCCGCTGTCCGGGCGGGGGCTGGAACGGAATGCCGGAAGATATGGACCCAACAGTCGAAAACTGCATGGCGGCCGGAGCTTGCGGATGCGACTGCGGCGCCGCCCTCGCGAAAGCACTGCCGGAAGATAAAGGATCGATTTGATGGCTGACATCATGAAACAGTTCATCCGCCACATGGACGGCATGGCGAAATTCAACGTCGCAAATGCCGCAGCGAAGGCGATGGCCGAGCACTGCGACAAGCGCATTGAGAAAAAGGACCGCGAGGTAGCCCGATTGCGCAAGGCGTTGCAAAAAATCGCCGATCTTCCGTTGCGGGAAACCCGAACCAGCGATAAGCCGCCGCTTCAAGGTCGAGCTCGGCGCATCGCCGTCGCCGCACTTACGAGCAATACGCGATGAGCAAGCCAGAAAAATACATCAACGCAGGCGCGCGCATTTCGGCTTGTGGTCTCTACCGCTACGCGCTTTGGCGAGAGTGGCGCGGAACGCATGATCCCAAAAACTGGCAATGGTTCGGCGCGAAGGACGGCGCGGGCGCCGACCTAGGTGAGCCGAAAAGCTGTCTGTTCGTGATGCTCAACCCTTCGACCGCAGATGGCGAGAAGGATGACCCTACGATCCGCCGCTGTGTCGGCTTCGCCAAGGCATGGAAATTCGAGCGTCTAGAGGTAGTCAATCTGTTTGCCTATCGGGCCACCAAGCCGCGCGATCTGCTCAAATTGCAGAACGAACGCGGCGACATCATCGGCTGGCAGAACTCAGAGATCATGGATCGCGCCGCCCGTGACGCCGGGCTGATCGTATGCGCGTGGGGCGCGAACGCCGCAGCCTTCGATCCCACGGGCGACCATGTTGAAACTGTTCGCGGCTGGCTTCGCGACAAGCCGATGTTTGCGCTCGGCTTCACGCAAGACGGCCACCCGCGCCACCCGCTCTACGCATCATCAGATTCGGCGCTCGTTCCGATGCCGGATTGAAAAGCCTTAACGCAGGATGATCGCCCGTGAAGCTGACCCAGGCACAACGAAGCTGGCTGCTCGCCGCGAAAGGCGATGGGTTGAACGTTGATGCCGTGTGGCCGGGCAGTTCCTATCGCTGCGTCGAGCGTCTTGTTTCGATTGGCCTTCTCGAAAAGCGGCACGTCCCGACAGAAGGGCCGCGCTACTTCATCACGGCGGCCGGCCGCAAATCCCTTACCGCAGCACAGCGAGGCAAGCCATGAGCGGAGCGAGCGAGGCGAGAGAGCGACTGGTTGAGAGGCTGCGCGCCTTTCATCGACGGGTTGTTGATCGCCTACCATTAACGGCCTTTGCCGATGTTCTTGAGGAAGCGCCGCGCTGGCGCCATAAGAAGCGCGGCACAACTTACGTCGAAATTGGACGGGGCCGATTTCAAATGGCGGGGTTTAAGGACGATCAGCCAATTGTGCTGTACCGCTCTGAAATCGACGCATCATTGTGGGCGCGCCCGGTCAGTGAATTTGAAGACGGGCGCTTTGAAGCCGTTGCGTCCGCCGCCCCTTCCCCTCACGGCGGGAGCTGACGAGAGAAGGAGTGAAGAACGTGATCTACCGCGCGATTGTAACTCCAGCGGGATCGGAGCCGTTCATGACGGCTGAAATGGACCAGGCAACGTTTGCGCGTCTCGTCCGCTATTTTCTGTGGTGCGGCTCGCGCGTGCTTTTGTATCGCTCGTGGGACCGCGAGGTGTGGCGGCGGTTCGAATTTCCGTTCACGGCCGCGCTTCCCACATCAAAAGGCTCTGAGAAATGAGCGACCAAGCGTTCACGCTGATCTTCGACGGTGACATTCGCAGGTTCAAGCTCAATCCGTTGACGACCGAAACACCCTTTGGCATCCCCTACGGGGCCGGGGTGGGCGATGCATTCGGCGAACTGGATTGCCTGCGTGAGCTTCTGAATGAGGCCCTAGACAGCCGGGCGTCCGACTACGCTGACGCCGCTCATCCAGGGTGGAGCGAGCGGGTGAATAAAGCCCTCGGAAAGCCTTAAGGGAAAGGAAGTACCGATGACGAACAAGCCGCTTGCCAACGAGCTATTCACAAAGATTGGCGACGTGTCGGCTGAGAACTCCCGGCTTCGGGTGAAGCTGTCGCGCATTCAAAAGAGCGCCAGCGACGGCCTGATACTCGGATCGAGCGAGGGCGCAATCAAGTGGCGCGACGCCTTGGAGAAAATCGAAGCCACGGCGCGTTCTTAAGGCCAAGGAAGCTCGCGCGAGAGTGCTGAAAGTGCCGCAAATCACAAATTGTTACATTGAGCGGATTGGAGAAAATCAAGGAAGTGGCTGCGAAATGGGCGTTTCTAGCGGGTTGCGAAAAGTCGATATGCTATAATGCCCGCATCGCAACAGATGGAGAGCGCCGTGCGTCAATATGAAATCATCGTGATGGTCGGCCCGTGGACCTCAGAAGACCAGAAGCAATTCGGATGGGAAAGCATCAAGAGCCATTACCGCAACGGACTGGATGCAGCGCGGGACTGCCGCGACTATTGGCGGAACAAGAACCCGAACGCAATGGTCATGATCCGCGATGCGGAGACCTTGCGGCAGGCTGGGTAGAGCGTTTTGCGTCAGACAGGGATAGGAGACGATCGATGAGCAAGTGCATTGCCGAGGCTTACCGAGAGAAGCCTTGTGTAAGCCGATGCCTCGAACCCAAGGACTGCACCGCTATGCCGCTGGCAACGGCGATCATTCGCGATGTGGCCGAACTGCCCGACCGCACCAGCCCGAATGACCAGCCAGACATGATGCTCGTGACAGCTGATGAGCTGCGCACGATCTTGGAAGCGCACTTATAAGGCGGGAGCGCGGAGAGGAAAAGATGATGGCAACTAAAATTTGCGATGGTGTATGGCAAATCGGAGACTACATAATCGAGGAACGATGGGAGGTGCGAAAGTCTGGATCCGAAGAGACCATAAGCGCTCATCCAACGCTCAGCACCGCAGAACTGACGGCGAAGCGATATCAAGCTTCCGATAAGAAGCGTGCACCTACCGCTGAATCATGATCTGCGCTTCCACGCCCTTCGGCCCAACGAAGATCGGCCAGACTTCGGAAAATCAGGGCTTGCAAGTCGCATAAGCCTGTGTATCATCCGCTTGCCCGTCAGGCTTCACACAATCTGAATCCGCGCGCGTGATAGCGGTCTTCGGTCCCTCTGACGGGTGGCCGGAGACCGCGCACGCCCGCAAACCCGTCAGGTGATGCTATGCGAAAGGCGATGTTATAGTTAACAAACCCAGACACTTCCCCTAGAGTCGCAAGGGTTAGGGAGAGGTGTCATGGCAAGTGTTCTTACCGAAGCATATTTCACCAACGAGGCGGCGGCCTTCGCTGCGCTTGAAGGGATCATGTGGCCGAACGGCCCGACCTGCCCGCACTGCGGCGCCGTGGACCGGATCAACAAGCTTGAAGGCGTGAAGGACAAGAAAGGCCGCGTCCGGTTCGGCCTTTGGAAGTGCTACCACTGCCGGGGGCAATTCACAGTCCGCAAGGGCACCGTTTTCGAGGCCAGCCACCTAAAGCTTCACCAGTGGTTTCAGGCGGCCTACCTGCTTTGCAGTAGCAAGAAGGGCATCAGCAGCCATCAGCTTGCCCGCACGCTCGGCTGCACGGTCAAGACCGCGTGGTTCGCCAGCCATCGCATCCGCGAGGCGATGAAGGACGGCAAGCTCGGCCCTATCGGCGGCGGCATGAAAGCAGTCGAGGCGGACGAAACGTTTATCGGAAACCGCAAGGGCTTTCCGAAGGGCAAGGGCGGCTTCGGTCACAAGATGAAGGTCATGAGCCTTGTCGAGCGCGGCGGCCGCGTGCGGTCCATGGTGCTCGACAGCGTGACGCGGACGGACGTGGAGCGCGTGATCCGCGAGAACGTGAAACCGGATTCCAAGCTGATGACGGACACGGCGGCGTACTACAAGCGCGGCGATCTCGGCACGGCCGAGCACCACATGGTCAACCACTACGCCAACGAGTACGTGCGCGGCGAGGCGCATACAAACACGCTGGAGGGCTATTTCAGCGTGTTCAAGCGCGGCATGAGGGGCGTGTACCAGCATTGCGAGGAAAAACACCTTCCCCGATATCTCGCGGAATTTGACTTCCGCTATAACCACCGCATCGCGATCGGCGTGGATGACGTGAGCCGCACAACACATGCGCTACAAGGCGCAAAGGGCAAGCGGCTTACTTACAAGCCAGCTAACCGAACCTGACCCGAGACTTGAAGTTCACGCTGCGTTGGCAGCGTTGCGCCGCAAGCCAGCGCCCAGCGGCGACCGCGCGTTCGTCCTAGGCCGACCAAAAGCTAAGTGCATGGGAGGGGAACTGGTGGTCTCTCCCCATATTGATGAGGTCCCAAGCAAATTCTCGAAGCTCGAAGCCTTCGCCAATCGATTTTCGAACTCTTGGTCGCGAGGCAACACCCTTCTTGTTGTAGAGTTCGAATGCTTCTTCAAAGGTGTTGGCGTATCTGAATTTCTTTTGCAGTCCTTCATACGGCGGAAGCGCACCACCGTAACCGATCACGCGACGCGCCATCGCAACCATGTTCAGTTGATCGATCGTCCAGTTCGGCGAAACGTATGAGTCTTTCTCTAGCGCCTGTTCTCCGATGAGCGGCTGATAGCGCATCGGGTAAGCGGCGACACCCCACGCAAGCAGGTCCTGAACGCGCCGGAATAGGTCCTCTGGCGTGTCGCGATAGTTATACAAGACGTAGCAGCAAATGTGCCCGTATCGATGACGGCCTAGACCGGCGGCCTTTAGATTCTTGATCGCGCGTTCCATTCCTTTGCGCATACCGGGGAAGTCATAGGCGAAGCGAATGGTTGGAATGTTGAGCGTCGCAAGCTCGTGCGCGACTTCCTCTGTAACGAGACGCGCATCAAGGCCCTGATTGAAATCGACTTCGACCTTTAGGTCGCGTAGCTCCGCGAAAAGATCACGCCAATGACTTTCGCCAAGCACATTGTTGTCCCACAAGATCACCCGCTTGTGGTTCTCATGGATCAAATGCGCGACCTGGCTGTTCGCTCGAATTTGAAAAGGCTTTCCTTCAAGCTTTGGCACCGCGCAGAAATCGCATTTTCGGATGCAGCCACGATGGCTGAACATGATCGAGGCGCCGCGTTCCTCGTGCCATTCCGGAACGAGGCTATAGTCCGGCAGTAGATCCTCCGCTTCGCGAGTCAGACCAACCGAAACTTCGTGGGCGCCACTTTGCCGCGCGTGGTCCGGCATGAGTGTCGCATAGATGCCGCCAAGCGAGACTTTCGCGCGCGGAAAAAGCGCGCGATAAAAAGCGACTGCTTCCCAGACCGGTCGCCACGCCCAAGTGAAAAGGCTAGCGCGTCACCAACTCAATGCCACGAACGAAACGAACCTCATGCCCTCGCTGCTTATAGAGCGTCGAGAGCTTAAGCAGACCAAGGGGTGGGTACTGTGTGTAGTACGCTGGCTCGACAAGCAGAATTTTCATGCTGCTCGACCGATCACCGCCGGTGCTGTTTCGTCCTTGAATGCCTGTAACTTCGCGCGGTCATCGTCGCTGTAGATCAGTTGTTTGGTGCGAAGATGCCGCTTCGGATTGGCCGGACTGATGCCGCGCTTCTCCCATCGATAAATCGTCGCTGGCGTGACACCGATAACCTTCGCCACTTCGTTTCTCGTCATGGACAACTCCAACTCGATCGCGGTCGATCGACAGCGATCTACTAGCATATCTGAGTGTAAACATCAACGATTCGCCTTGACGTGTCATTAACCGCGACGGTACGGATCGATTGTTCCGGCATTCGGCCGGTACTCGTTAGTACTCACTGAAACCGCAGTACTGCGGTTGGGCTCTGGAGGCTCAAATGGAACATACCGTCTTTGAGGAAATCACGATCAACAAAGAAAAAATTCGTTTGGAGCATCGCGACGTTCCACTCGACTTGATCGAACTTGACGAAGACAACCCGCGTCTCCGCTACCTGCGCGAAAAGGATGGTGCGAAGTCGCTGGAGGACTTCATCAAGAAGCTCCCCGACGCGCCGAAGCTCCGCAAGGACATCGAACAAAACGGCGGCCTGCGGGAGCCTGTGATCTTGAAGCCAAACGGAAAGGGGAAGTTCAAAGCAGCCGAGGGCAACCGCCGTGTAGTGTCAATCGGCGAATTGCACGAGAAGCACCCCAAGGACGCGCGCTGGAAAATTGTGCCCGCACGTATCCTCCCGAAGGATGTCGATCCGAAGAAAGTTGCCATCCTGCGCGCGGACCAGCACGTGAACGGCAAGGTCAAATGGGACGCGCATGAGAAGGCGGGCGAAATCTATCACATGAACCGCACGTTGAAGATTCCGCTCGACGAGATCGTCACGGTGCTACATGCGAGCAAGAGCACGGTGCAGCGCTTCTTGAGCGCGTACAGCATGATGATGGACACCTTCCGGACCATCGACAAAGGCAAGTACGCAAAGCTCGGCGACGGAAAGTGGTCGTTCTTCGACGAGCTCTATCGCTCCAAGGACTTGCGCAAGCACTTGGACACTGATCCGGAGTTCGCGGACAACTTCTCGCGATGGGTTGGCGAGGAGCGACTTGCTAAAGGCGCGGACGTTCGGAAGCTCGCTGCAATTCTTGGTCATCCGGAAGCGCGGAAGGTCTTTGAGACGACGAAGAATCAGCCGAAGGGCAAGCCGTTCAACGAAGCCAAGAAAATCTTGGAGAGCGACGAACCCGAACAAGGATCGGATTTCTTCAAGCTGCTCGCCAAGGTGCGCGACAACTGCACCAGCGCGGCGCAGGTCAAAGAAATTTTGCGCATCCGGACCGACGATATTGCGCGCAAGCGCGTGTTGGAAACCTACGAGGCGCTTGTTGACTTCATGCGTCTCGCCGATGTGGCAGTTCCAGATGCTGTGCCGGCAAAAAAGCGCAACGCTGCTTAAGGCTGATCTTAGCCGAACGGCCGGAGGCGATCTCTCGCACCCGGCCGCTCACTGGTGGGGGACGGGAGGTCCCCGGCGCGGGCTCTGGAACCTGACACCGGAGGGGTTCAATTCCCCTGTCCTCCACTAGCTCTAACATAAGCCTTACGGTGACGAGTCGCAAACCTACTAGGACGTGAACATGATCGCCAAGACGCGCAAGGCCACGGCCGAAGCTTCGCGGCCAGTGCCAGTATCGCTGCATCCTCTCTCGCTTGAACAAGCCTTGGGGGCGCTGTTGCGCATTCCCCATTCGGGCGCCACCAAGTATAGCGGCGGTTGACATGGCAAAATCAGTTAAGAAGCCTCAGAGACGTGCAGCAGCTAAGCGCAAGAAGCTCTCGACTAAGCGCCGCGCGCGTCGCAACCCAGCGGATAGCTTCATCGCCGTGGCCCGTCGCCTAGAGGCGGATGAGGACAAGGCGACGTTTGAAGCGAAGCTAGGGAAGATCGCGCGGGCGACGCCCTAAGACCTGACTGGTTTACGTGCGGCCCATTTTGTCGGGTCCACGCCATTGGGCGCCAGACGGCTATCCCATCTTGGTCGGCGCTTCGGCGTGCGGTACGGAAAAAGCGGCGCAGCAAACGGGCCGTCATAGTCTAGAAATTCTAGACCTTCCCGCTGACAAAAGTCGCGGGCAACCCTTTCCGCATCGGGCTTCTTAAGAAACCCATCCAACAGCCCATCGCTTGCCATGTAGTAGGGGTTTTGAGTGACAAATCCGTCGTCGATAATGTCACCCGTGCGCACGTTTCGGGCCAGAACCTTCACCAGATAGTGCATGGCCAATCCCACAGCACTGCGCCCAGCATGCGAAAACCCTAGCTTTCGTGGCTGGGTTTGTCAACTATAACATCGCCTCACCGGAGAAAGGGCGCGTGCATGGTCCCGCCCGCCAATAGCGTCAGCACGGCGATGATGATCAGTAGAAGCACGATGAACCAGATGCCCTGCACGAGACGCGGCGGCAGCGTGTAAATGAATTCGTTGATGCCGTAGATCACCAGCCACACCACACCGCAAAGCGCGATGGCGCCGATCAGAAACCACAAGACCTGAATTGCGAGCGCAATCATGATCGCCTCCTATGAGAACCGGGCCAGCGGGTGCCAGCCCGGTCGTTGGCGCGTTACGCGGATGCCGATCCAAGCGAACTGCTCGGCGTGTTCTCGACCACCGAGGCGCCGAGCTTGGCGGTGTTGGCGTCGAGTTTCGCAATAACTGCATCGATGGCCGCCGGATCGTTCGCGGCCTTCGCGTCCTTGAGCTGTTGCGAGATGCCCTTGAGCAGCGTCACAACGGCGTCTTCCGCATCGGTCTCGCGAGCGACGGCGGCATTCAGGTCTTCCATGGTAGCCATGATATTCTCCAATGAGATGATGATGAGGTCGAGTTTGTCCTCAACGGCGCGCAGTCGAGCCTCACCCTGCGGGTCGTTGTAGTGATGATGCTCGTGATGGTGCTTGAACATTACCGTTATCCGATCATCTTCAAGATCAGCGCCCCAACGACGCCGCCGAACAACGCACCGAAACCAGCCAGCGCGAGAGCGCGCCCCTGTAGCGTCGCCAGCCCGTCCTCGGTCGACTTGAGGCGGTGATCAAGACCGGCCACAGACTGTTCGACCGACTCCCGCGTCGCGTACTTACGAGCCTCGTCCGCTTGCTGCCCGCGGAACTCGTTCAGTAGCGTGAACCGTTTTTCGTCTGCGGCCTCGGCTTTTGTCACCGCTTCCTTCGCGGCGGACAACGCGAGATTCACCCGAACATCGCGATCCTCAATCGTTCTATCGAACAACTCCTTGAGGGTCGAAATGGTCCATTCGGTCGCCACGACACATCACCCGCGCGCCGCTTCATCGGCGATAGCCCGCTTCACGGCATCGACAAGCCGGAGCGCCCAATTGTCGGCGACGATCCCGCGTCGCGCTGGGCGTGTCCACAGACGGGTCCACGATGTTTCGGGATTCGCCTCTAGCCAAGCCCGCACACGCGCGGCGGTTTGGTCTGCGAGGAAGTCGGCCGGGCCGGTCATCGCTCCGCTTTCCAAACATTGTATGCGATCACGCCCCAGAATGGAGACGTGATCGCCGCAAGCCCGAGCACGAAGACGATATGCCCGACCGTCACAGGGAGCGGCAGATAAAGGATCCTGTCGAAGGTCATCAGGGCGATCCGTCCACTGGATGGCCGAGGTCATCGCCGTTCGATGCGAGAACTGGCACCGACGCATCGAGGGGAACAACACGAAACCCACGAACATTGTCGCCGAATGTGGCGAAGTACTCGCGCTTATCCGTGTCGCAGTAGATTTTGGCGAGCCGTTCGCCCATTGGAACGATCATGGCGCGCCTCCCGCCGGAAGCGGAAGATCGAACTCGGTCAGCAGCGCGTCGAGTTCGGCTTCCACCTTATCCAGATCGGCTTGCGTAACATCTGTCGGAGGCTTCATGATGGCCATCAGCGACGCCCACACCCTCTCCGCCCCCGCGATGTTGTCGGCAGTCAGCAATGCGTTGGCAATGCCGATGCCACGTTCAACAAGACTAAGGATCAGTGCGAGGTCCATTACCGTTCTCCCGATTTCGGCGCATCCAAGTCGAGAGCACGGTAGAAGGCGGACTTGGTTTCGTCCATGCACTCTCTGTCGCCGAGGCGCTGGTCTATCTTGTCGAGGAGTTGAAGCGCCTTTCGCAGCAACTCTTTCAATTCAGGATCAGACTGAACGACCTGCGGAAACGATTGGTTCGGCGGCCACAACGCGGGCGGATGGGGCCAGTTCGGGCGCATGTAATAGTCGGAAACCGCTGAAGATACACACATGGGTCAGACTCCGTTGGCCGTGCGCTCGGCGTTGATACGCGCCAGCAGGCCGGAAAGCTCGTTGTAGACCGTGATGGCGCTGATCTGGTCATTCGTTCTGACGAACCTCCGAAGGTCGACCAGCAACGGTTCTGCCTGCCGCGTGTAGACCTGTATCTTCGCGATGATGGCGACGCAACTTGGCGAGATGGTCTGACGCGCGCACGCGCGTTTGTAGACCAGCAGGGTAGACGTGACCGCGATTAGCCCTTGCTCAATCTGGTAGAGCCGCTGTTTCGTGACGGGATTGTCCACCGTGGCGACGAAGGACGATCCGCCGGACAGAATAGACCGTCCAGTCGGGTCGAGCGCTGCGCACCCGCTGAGTCCGACCGGCAATGCCAGCGCGAGGACGATGAGGAGCTTGTGCGTATTCATGGCTGCAAAACCACGGCCGGGACCGGGTTCGTAACCGTCGTGGCTCCGGCCGGAGAGACAGTCACGCCGTTAACCTTGGCCGTCGCCTCAACTGGCACTTTCTTCATGTCGCGATGGCTGTAGATCGTGTAGCCCATCACGAGTACATCTGCGATGTCAGAAGCGATGGCGCCCCAGAATGCCGTATCGCCTTCCATCAAGTGCAGTTTGGTTGCAAGGCTCGTAAGAGCCACAAGTAGAATTTTGGTGATCAGGGATTTGAATTCGTCGGACATAAGTTGCTCCTTGGGGTTATGCGTCACACGCCCTGTCTTTGCTCTTGCAGGGCCGCCCATGTCAGCGGGCCGACAAGACCGTCCACCTTCAGGCCGTGCGAGGTCTGAAAGTCCTTCACTGCCTTTTCGGTGATTGGTCCGAACTGGCCATCGGCTTGTATGCCGAGCAACTGTTGCAATTGCTCAACCGCAGGCCCGCGTGCGCCGCGCTTCAATAGCGGGTGATCGTCTGGCGGGATGACGACGGGAGGCTGTCCGCTCGGCGCCCATGCGCCGATATCGGCGAAGGCGGGATTAACGTCGTCCCAATCCACCAGAAGACCGTTGAAGTTGACGTTCGACGGAAGGCGCTGGAGATAATGCCATTTGTTCGAGGCCAGAAATTCGTGATAGCCCGCCCAGCCTGTGGCATTTGGAAGCCAGCAAAACTCAATCGCGCCGTCCGCAAGAAGCCTGTTAAGCCACGTTCCGAACGAATAGGCGCCCATCCGATAAGGGTCAAGTGCAGCCTTGGCGGCTCGATAGTAGGGCAGAATGCGCGCCGTATAGTCGGCGGTCAGTGAGAACGCGCCGAATCTCTGGTCAGGCTCGCACGAGAAGTAGATCGCGGTCCCCGGAGGGGCGCCCATGGCTTCGGCTCTGGCACGGGAAGCAGCGCCATCGCGCGTCCCGGTTGCGGCCGAGAAGGCGCTGATGTGATCGCCAGCTCCCTCGAAATTCAGGATCAAGTTGATGCCAGCGGCACGGATCGCGTCGGCTTCCGCCTTGGTTATTCCGCCTGCCCGCAAATAGCGCGAGGCGTGGGTGACACCGTTGGCAGCCAGCATGGCCGCATGTGAGATGCCGGACTGCGGTGTGAACGCGAGATTGGCTGTCGTGTCGATTCCACGATGCGGGGCGGTCATGGAAGTTTCCTCTTGCAACGGAACGGGTGATAGTAGTCGGCGCTCTCCTCGAACCAGCGCAGCCAGACTAGCCTATTTCCTATGCGCTTGGGAAGGATGGCAAATCTCCGAATCCAGTTCATTGTCTCAGATTTCGCACATCATGTTAACGATTATCTCATTCCCATTTGCCACAGGAAACGTGCCATCGTACTTGTAAACACGGAACGACGATGCGTCGTCATATTTCACTAGCCCACCTAGAGTAACACTTGTGCTGGAATTAAACCCGCTTATGGCCGAAACCGCACTGGCGGGGAAGGGCAACGTCACTTTAAGTGCCCCCGCACCTGTTCCGATGTTAGCAAAAGACGCCCGAACAAAGACAAACATGGCGCGGCCGATCTGTTTGAAATTGGCCTCCAAGATTGTGTAAGTGGTAAGGGCACCAGTTGTTGCCGTGATGGTCGGAGTATAATCAGTCCATACCCTGTTATCTATGATCGTGTTTACATTCGATTTCGTTCCGCTCAATAACGGCAGAGCAGCGCTGATAAAGTTGGGGATAATTACGTTTGACGCACAATTGTCATTGGTGTTGTCCAGATAAAAGGCGGACGTGGAAAACCCGCCATCATCCCCGACATACACACTTACAAACACGTTGTAACCACACCCGCCAACATGAGCAATAGCATTGTCGAGCAGAGCAAACCCATGTTTATAGTGTGTTACTTCGACCTGCGCGGTGTAGAATCCATTCGCAATTGCGCCCAATCCAACCCCATAGAAAGTAAATGGAGCGCCATGGGTTTCCGATGAGCCGCAGGTATAATCGGCTGTGACATTCTGCACTACTACGCCATTGGCTGAGCCGCCAAAGTTGATCGCGTGGCGTACATGTGAAAACTCCATATTGATAAACTGAGTACCGTATCCCTGAAATCCATTGGTTGCCAAAACGCCGCCTAACGCAACGGATGCCGAGGTAATGCCGCCAAGTTGGCAGGCATCCTGTGCGCAAGACGTTCCGGAATTGGATGGGTTGCCGCATACACTCACATCATGAATGTTAAGTGTCGTGTTGGTCGTTTGAAGCATCAGGAAATTGTCCGATCCCCCACTCTTTAAAGTCAGATGATCGATCTCCAGGTTGCCAATTCCCCGCGTATCGATTTTGGCGGGGTGCAGCGTGTCCACGCCGTCGTATCTCAAATCGAGGATTGTCCCAACCGTTAACCCCGCACCCTGCCCAACTCCATCAACGTCTCTGGCCTCGCCGGTAATTCTCAAGAAGGGCTGCTTGGGTGGAGATGTACCCGTGTAGGGAATTGCAAGACATCCGGTCATGATAACATGACCGGACAGGACGAGCGTTCCGCCGCCATGCGCCTGTAGCGTCACGATCGCATTGTTAATCGCCGTATCGGCAGCGGTGACGCCATCGCCCACACCACCGAATGCGCGGTAATCGAGAGTATTGCCTACAATCTCATACCACGTACCGTCTGCAATCTGGATTTTCCCAGCGTGGGTAGGCTGCGAAACAACTTGCTCGTAGAGCGCTCCGCCGCCGTCACCGGCTGAGATATACCCCTCAATTCGGATGAAAGATGGCGCCGCCACTACCGGATCGTAAGCCTGAGCAGCAGCCTTCGTGGCGAACAGGGGATTATCGGTTGTTGGGATAATCGAAGGATCGAATGAAATCGTATAATTACCGGCCGTTTTCGTGACTATAACGCCGTTATCCCCAGTGACAGAAGCCGGGAAACGCGGGAGAACCTTTAGCCTGACTTGCGTAGTCATAGAGTTACGATCCCGTCATAGACAACAAGGTTGCCGACATAGATTTGGTTGATTTCGCTGTTGAGGCTGTAGGCCCCTCCGATGCGATATGTCCCCGCCCGCAGATTAGCCATCGTGGCCTCGGGGATATTCAGCTTAAGAACTGTAGTTGCGGGCTGCGTGATCAGGCCGTTCGCAATCGTCGCCGTCACACGCACTGTGTCGCAATCATCTTTGATTGTGATTTCTACAGTAGCGCCCGTAAGGTCAATATCCTCATCCGTATCAACATCAACCGCAATAATTTCAGCGATAAAATCCGCTTTGTTGGATTGGTAAAAATTGATTTGATATGCCATTAAATCAAAGCTTTACATAAATCGTTATGAGCACCGCTGGCGGCATCTTGTTCATTGCCGTTTGCGTGACATTTCCGTTTAGGTCGAAAGCTGCGGTAATCCCTGTCGTGGCTAAAGGAATTGTATTGGCGGTGCCATAAACATTATTTCCACCCCCAGTCTGATTTGAGTCTCCGGTTCCTGCTTTCACTACAGTATAGCCGAGCGATCCACTGGCTGCGGGGTGACCATGACCACCATGCTCGTCTATCGCCACGGTTACGCTGGTTTGCGGAAGATTGGAGCGCAACATAGTGACGGTCGCGGCTCCCAAGATAGAGCCCAGCGTGGTTGCGTTACCACTTGTGAACGTCACTCCAGAAAGCAACGTACTATCGCTGTTGCCCATGTCGCTGAGGCCAGCAATGACACGCGAGCGGAAATCGGGAAGCGCTATCGTCTTGTTCGCGGACCAGTCGGCATTAGCTGACCCGCCACGTCCACCTGAGACCGCCAAACTCGCATCTGCCCCCCACAAATACTCAAATAACGCCTGACAATCGGCGTTCGCGCGCTCGGTCGCTCCGGACGATGCCGAGCCCATCGTGCGGCCATTGAGCCGAACGAAGCCGGATAGAACGCCTGTCCCGTATTTTGTCTTGATGTCTCCAGTTGACAGAACGGTGGTCGCATCAACCGGAGAGCCGCCGCCCCCTCCAGAGGAGGCGCCGACAACAAGAATGCCATCCGCTACGATAACTTCCGAACCGTTCGCTTTAGTGAGGCGAATCTTGATCGACCCGTCAGCAAGAAAGAACTGCGGAAGCCTCCCGCTGTCATCGAGAATGATCGGGTTCGGTAGGACCAGCGTAAGAGCACTGTCCTGGTAGGCGTTTTGAGGGGTGCTGACAGTCCCGGCCTGAATGAGATATAGCTTGCCACCAGCCAAGGGCTTGCCGAACTCGTCAAGCTGTTGCGTGAGACTTAGCGGGATCGTGCCTGCCATCGCGTGACCTGATGTTCTGGAAACTTTTTCAGCTATCGATCATGGCTGCCGTGATGTGCAGCAATATACGCTATCAGTGGACGCCAAATCCATACTTAGCCGGATTGGCGGGTTTTTTCGTCGCGTTACTGGCGACTGCCCTGTGTTCTCTGTTCTGTCGTCGTCGCCCCGAGCTGGTTTATCATCCGCCCAGTGAGCACAAGCGCGCGGTCGGAGCCCGGTGGGATACGAATAATCTGATTGAAGGCGTTCCCCGCACGTGGGTCAGTGATGATCTTGGCAAGCGCATCGAGGTTCTGCCCGATGCTCCACGATTGAAACGTATCGTTGGCGAAGCTCATCCACTTGCCGGGGCTCAAGCCCTTGGCGGCAATCTGCTGTAGCCCCCCGGTCGTCATTGACCCGACTTCAAGCGTATTGAACGCCGTCAGAGAGCCCTTCGGTTGGCGCGATCCGGTCGCCGCCATGATATCCAGCAAATGCTCAAATCCCTGCCAACGCGTCGCGCCGTTCGGTAGCGCCTCGATAGCTGCCTGAAGGTTCGCGCGTTGCTGCGGATTGCCGGACAGCGCCTTGGCAAAGGCTGCCCCACCGAATTGATTTGACCCGCCTTGTAGAGCGCGTGTCGCTTCGTTGAAGGTGCTTTCGATATGAGCGCGGACAAGCTGAGTGGCAGCGCCGGGATTCTTGGCTGCTAGTCGAGTAACCGCATCCGCAATCTCGGTATGGCTGTTCGGGAGAGGATTTGACGGGAACAACGCATCAATCGCCCGCTGTGTCGTTACGTCCTTTTTCGCCAACCTCCCAAGAGGACCATCAAGAAGCGGCTGAAGATATTGCTTCCGTGCTTGTTCCTGAATGGCCAGCGCGACGGCATAGTCTTGTGGCGACTTAAGTTCACCGATCTGCTTAATCGCCGTCGCGGCCCTTTCGTGAACCGATTGGACCTGCTGATTGGCATTTTGATTGAATTTTGAACCCGCATTCTTGGCTGCCGTATCGAAGTATTTCTTAACCTCGTTCAAGAAGCCAACCGAGTTATCGGGTAAATGCTCAACGAAGCTGTTTAGCTGCGGACTGTTTCGCACCGCATCGCGTGCTTCCTGATAGCCCGGAATCCTTTTGACGAATGACATTTCCTGCGGTGTCAACAGAACATTTTCGGAGTTCTTGTAGAACGGATCGGAAGCCGCATTGATTGCCTTGCGAACACCCCCCACTTCCTCATTCGCCGCGCGGGCAACTTGAGGCCCGATCTGAGACGGATTAGCTGTACCGGGCGCGATCTTGCCGAATTCATCCAAGGCCGCGCGGTCAACCAGAGCCGGACGGCCGGCAAAGAAATCGCTCATGTGAGCGCGCGTCTGCCCGTGGCTTTCAAGGATGCGCTGCGTATCCGTCAACACGGGTTGGCCCGTGATGCGCGTCAGAGCCTCCGGCCATGTCAGGGATACTCCTCGCGCCTGTGCATGTTCGATCAACTGGCCTGCCCGCGTGATGTCCTGTTCCGTAACCGAGTTCGGGAGTTTCGCACGGATGATCTGCTGTGCCGATGATGGTCCGGCCATCACGGCGCCGGGAAGGCCGCCGATGAAGCCCGCCAGTGCCTTCACGTATGGGTTCTGTTCGCTATAGCGTCCGGCAACGATGGTGCTGGCCGCAGGCAATGCCGCTTGCAAGACGGTCTTGCGAACGAGACCACCCGGCCCTGCCAGCGCCGCCGGTACGAACTCCCCGAACGTTTGTGCGTCTGCCTCGGTCTGGTTCTGAGGCTTGCGGAATGGTCCTGTGACGTTTTCGACTTGCGTTTGGATATCGCGCGAGGCTGGCCCGGTCGCCATCGTCCGCATGACGGGCTCGGGGCTAAGCGCCGCAACCTTCTTAACACTACCCTTGAAGGCTTCGACTGTTGACGGGTCGATGCCGAGCTTGTCACCCACGTAGTCAGTCGCCGCGCTGGCTGCGTTGCGGATGTCACCCAGAAGACCGGCTAGTCCGATAACGCCCTTGACGACACCGACGCCACCCTGTTTGGCAAGGCCAGAATAATCGGTCTCCGGAAAGTCATCCCACGATGCCGCGTTCGGCTTTCCCGGCGTGACGGTAATACGCGGAATCTGGCGGCCGTCGTCACCGATCGGCGTTGGAACACGAGAAGGCGCCTCGGTCGGGAATGCGTCCCAAGTTTCAGGCATCAGGGCACATACCGGGTTTTGCCGTTCGCGTCCGTGAACGCATCGCCGCTCTTGAGCTTGCCGGCTGCAATGGCGGCGTGAACATCAGATGGCGTGGCGAATTTCTGCGTGGGCGCTCCCGGAGCCTTCGCGCCCTTATCGATGATCGCGCGGAAGTTCGGGATTTCATCGCTGGAGATCATCGGATTACGGCGATCGTAGTCCGCCACCTTGCGGTCAAACCCGGAATCCAGTCGTCCGTTATTGTAGTTCTGCGCCATGTCGGCAATGACAGCAGCGCGCTTTTGCAGACGCGATGAGAGTTCAAGCAGAAGACGGTTTGACTGCGGCGTGTTGTCAGGATTGGCCGCCGCGTCCTGCATGATCTTGATTTCAGCAACGCGGATTTGACCCGTTCCGGCCATGGCCTTGATCTGGTCGAGGATGCTGTTGCTGACGATCTTGCGGAAGGCTTCCTGCGGCGCCGCCGTGTTCGCATCGCCACCGAGCGCGACAAGAGCGCGCTTGACCAGAAGGTTATATTTCTCGCCGACGCCAGAATAGAAATTCGGGTCCTCGGTCAGTTTGCGAGCGAGGTCTAATTGCGGAATATCCACACGCGCGCGGTCGCCGTTCGCCTGGATTGCATCGTATTTCTTGACGTAGGATTTGACGTTTTCGGATGCGTAGGTCTTGTCGGCTTCGGTCTTGGTCGCCAAGTCCTGCATCGTGCCGGTAAAGCCCTGCGATACCGCGTGCGCGTAGTTCTTTTCGTCCGGCGTCAGATTGGCGTCTTTTTGCAACGCCTCCAGCCGTGTCTTGGCCAGATCGATGTTGCTCTTTGGCGACATCGGGTTGGACATGATGCCGGAATAGTAGGCGATGGCCTGCTGCGCCCGCGACGGACCCGGAGCGTTCGGCGTCGTTAGGGCGCTCGTGACCGGGCTGGGCTGGCCGGGCGGGGCTGGCGGCGCGGCGCCTTGCGGCAAGGGTTGGGGCGGCGGCATGACACCACCCGGCCCGTTTTGCGCTACCTGCGGGCCGCCCGGTCCCATGACCTGTTGCGCCGGGGCAACACCTTGGGGCACGGTTGGCTGATCGCCGCCCTTCATGCGCTGGATGGCCGCCCGCACAACAGCCTGAATGCGGGGCAGCATTTCGGGCGGGACCGGCGCATTCGGATCGATCCGCGCCATGGCCGATACTTGCCCGATGATCGGGCCTGCCAATTCGTCGGGAATGCCCATGCCGGACACAAGGCCGACAATCGAGCCGGGCCGGTCGCCCTGGGGTGAGCCCGCCGGGCCTTGCGGCTGCTGCTGTACGCCGCCCTTGTTGAGCGGGGGGGCAACCGGAGTGGAAGCTGAGCGATTGGGCGATGGCGGACTAACGAGCGGGGACTGTGGCTGTGGAGGCGCAGCGCCGCCCTGTTCAAAAGTATTGATCCCCGTACTTTGCTGCTGCCCAAACTTTAGCTGTTGGCGCTGAAGATCAAGGTTAGCCGCTGCGATGCCTTGTTGATAATCACCCTTTTGAAAGAACGTCTTGGAAATCGCGCCAAAATCGGGCTGTCCGCTCTCGTCTAGCGGCACGCCATCGCGAAAGGCCCGGCGCGTATCGAATTCAGCGCGCTTCTTGCTTGTGTCAAAGAATGCGTCCGCAAGGCCGCCAAGGCTGGAGAAGTCAACGCGCGTGCTCGCCCCGGCGCCGCCAGCAAGGATTTGGTCGATATCGGCCATCAGACAAACGCCCCGAACAGGCTACCGGCAAGCTTGCCACCGGCCATGAGCGCGTTGAACTGATTTGCGCCGACGTTGTAATTGTTCATCGTCGCGGCAGCATCGGATGCGCCTTGTCCCGTATAGGTCGCGTTGGCCGCACCGCCCTGCCCTTGAAAGGAAGTATTCAGTGCATTGCCTTGCCCGGTAGCAACACCCGCCGCGCCTGCGGTTGCGGTTTGCATTCCGCTGAAGTACGGCAGCAACCGTTGAACGTAGCTGCCGTAGGATTGATCGGCGAGCCCTTGCGAGAATTTCAGCGTGTCGGCGTCAGCATTCCCGCTGTTAATATTGCCAGCCGCCGCGTGCGTGCGCTGAAGGGCCTGCAAGCCCTGATCCATCTGGAAGCCGTAACCTGGGTCGGTTTGGAAATTTGTCTTGGCGCGCGCAAATCCTGTGGGGCCGTTCGCGCCAGTCGCATCGCCATAGGCTTGCGTGCCGCCTGAGTAGGAATCTAGAAGATTCTTATAGAAGCCACCCGCCGTGCCATAGTTCGTCGTGATCGCCTGTCGGCCTTGATCGTAAAGACCAGACAGCGCGTCGTAGCCCTTTTGCAGACCGGCATTACGTTGAGCCGCCGCTTGTTCGGCCGTGTCATTGCTGAAAAGGTCAAAAAGGCCCATGACAAGTTCTCTTTTTTAAGGTCTCTTACGACCTATCTTCCAATCCACCAGAACATGATTGAATGTTTCTCACCATCAACCGTGTATTCGCGGATCGTCTCACAGCCTATCTTGAGGTAAAAAGCAGGAACCAAAGTGGTAAATATGATGATCTTGGCGCTTGGATCATCAATTATTATATTATCTTTTGTGTACTCAACGAGAGCGCGACCAACTGACTTTCGTCGTTGTGATGGGTGAACCATTACCCATGTCAATTCGTAAATGTCCCACGACATCATAGATCGCTGGTATCCAGCCATTCCAATAATTGAGCCATCAGATTCAAAAACAAAAAAACTCGGAGGAGATGAGCAGTCGGAAAATTGATCTCTCATCTCGCAACAAAGCTTTTGGCCGATACTGTCGGATTCGTCAGGCCATACTTCCGCAGCAAGAACCGCACATGCAGAAATGTCTACTTGTTTAGCAACACGGATCATGACTTAAGTCGGCACCCACAGTTTCGTTGTGGAATTATATGTCAGGACTTGTCCGTTCGTCGGCGCGACGGACGAAACGTCCGGCAACTGCGTCAGCTTTTGATGCTGCTGCATGTAGTCGTACCAAGCCTGCGTCATGCGCCCGCTCTGCGGATCAACGGCCGGAACGTCTAACCCCGGAAGTGGCTTAGCCACGGCGCAATTCCTCGCTCTGCGTTCCGCCTAGAAACCCAACATAGACGTCCGCCGAGACCTTCAGTCTCCAGCGTCGCCCCTGTCTGCCGGTCTTTCCGGTTCTAAGCATCGGCGGAACGCCCTTCGCTATTGCCTGCACGCCAAGATCGCGCATGAATTCATTGCCGTAAGTTGTTCCACCATCGTTGGACCAAGATATTCCGACTTGCGGATGCGTGTCGGTCGGATCGGAGCCAGTGGCAATGCCAACTCCGGTTTCAAAATTGAAATCCGCGCGTGCAACTCGCGTAAAATTAGGAAAGTGAACAACTGGTCCGCTGTCGAGTTGATAGACAAGAGGACTGCCAAGTTCGCTGTAGTTCGTCGCATCGATGTAGAGCAGCCGACCGAGCGCGGCATCTCCTACGATCCACTTGCCGAATGCCGACGTGCCTCCGACCGCGCGCCATGTCGTGCTAAGATAGCTTTGCCGCTCGTTCCACTTTTGGCTTCCGAGGTCAAATTCCCAACAGAACGTCGGACACTTGATGACCCATTTTGGATGCCCGCCAGAAATATAAACCGACGCCTCTAACGTGCTCTTGTTCGCTACCCCGGCGATCAACCGCTCCAGATCAGGTGGCGATATCTTCAGCGGATTCGGGCTGCCGTTACCCATGACAACCGAATTGTCATCCGCGACCCAGATCAGTGCGTTGCCGAACCCGTCCTCATGCCCGGCGATGCCGTAAGGACTGAGAAGACCGCGCTGAAGCACATAGGAGCGCGTGAATGGAAATCCGATCGGATTGGCCGTGTCGCTGTAGACCTCTCCGAAATTCGGTCCCAGCGCATAAAGCTGGCCGTTGAATGGCACACAGCGCGTCAGCCCACCTGGCTTGCTTTGCGCCTTGGTCTTGTCGGTTGTGGCGATCGTGACATCATTGAGGCCCGATGCCTGTAGCGTGCCGTCGCCATAGGAGAAGATGAAATAGCCGTCCATGAAGCAGACACTATTCGGGGCGCCAACGTCCGTATCTGCAAACGCGATGACCGCCGTTGATGAAACCGAGAATGCTCCCGTTCCCGGCGCGACACACACCACATCGGGTGTGGACTTCATGTTGCGCGCCCAGAAGACTTTCTCAGTCCCGGTCAACGTGCCCGTGAGGGCGGTTTCGACACCTAGCGAACTATAGCGGCTCGCCTTCCCGCTCCAGGCCGCATACAGCGCGTTATCGACCAGAATTCCGCCGCGATAGCCCGTGTTGGCCGATGTGCCGAATAACGAAAGTCCTGGACTTTTACGCCATACGATCTGCGGCGGGGCTGCACTCTTGACGGCGTTGACATCCTTACCAAGTGGTTCCGCAAAGCAGTTAATCAGGCGCCCGGCCGATTCCTGCGGATTAGCTCCCGGCGATGAGGATAGGGGGAAAGGAATTGGGACAGGCGCGGCCATTAGAAAAATTCGACCTGCTGTGGTCCATACCCCGGCGTCGGGCGAACGATCACCCGAAGGCGATTGCGGAACTGCTGTGCGGCCTGCTCATTGGATTGCCCCCCGAATTCATCCGCCGCAGCATTCGCCACCAGCTTGCAGAACGTGGTGAACAGCGCGTCATCAAGCGCGTCCGGATCGTCGATATAGATCGTGCCGTCCGAATTCAGTTCGGCAACTTCGGCATCGATATAGCCGTCAAGCGTGGCGGCATCTTCGGCCGAAGGCCCCTGCCCAACATCGCCACCGACGATGATGGACAGGGCCTTGAACTGAATTTCAGTTCGGGTCTTAGCCACTTACCGGCTCTTACGCAGCCGGTGCAGAGGCAAGCGGCGCGGGAGGTGCCGGGGGCTTCGGAGGCGGATCGCCCGCAGCCCTTTCGGTCGCTGCGAGGTCCGCCTTGGCATCGGCGGCTTTCTTCGCAGCCGCCTTGGCTGCAAGCTCGGCCTCATCAGCTGCCAGCTTGGCAGCTGCACGGTCCGCCGCCGATGGACGGCCGCGTTTCTTCGCCGCAGGCATCGCCTGCTTGTCGTCCTCACTCACCTTGGTATCGAAATACTGGTTGCCAACCAGCTTCGAAATCAGGTGCGGGTGTTCGTAGTCGTTGAGGTCGACCGGCTTCCCGTCGAAGAACGTGACGCCGCCCATTTCAACAACCTTACTGTCGCCCATGGGGGCAACATATGTCGCGGTCGCTTTCTGCATGTTTGTTTCTCCTCAGTTGTCCATGTAGCCGTCGAGGCGAAGATCGACCGTTCCGGCCGCTGCCGTCGCGGGCTGGAGCGTAACGGTGATCAGGATTTCGGTATCGACCGTGTTCTTGTAGAGAAGCCCAGTCGATGCCAGCGTGGTTGTCGAGGTCCCGGCCTGTCCGATTGTGGACGCGTTCAGGTAACGCGTGCCGGACCCGGAGTCGCCGACGCTCAGTGTGAGCGCCGGAGAACCCGTGTCCATGTCGGTCGCAACCGCGATGATGCCAGTCACGACGAATCCAGCAGGCACCATGAAGGCGCCAACGATATTGCCGGTGACAAGATCGGCGACCGCCAGTGAGACGAGGCGGCCGAACGATTTGCGGGTACGCGCGAAGCCCTGCCCGCCCTGCTGGGGCTGGCCCCAGTCCTTGCGATAAGCCATTTGTTTATCCCTTCAGTTGTTGGGTTAGGCGTTCGCGACGCCGGAGACGAAGCCGGTGACCATTCCCCAATCGACAAGATCGCCGACCGTGGCGCTTGCGGTGGAGAGCGGAGCCTTGGCAACCTTGCCGACGCCGTACTGCGCTTCGATGCCCATGCCAGTGATGAAGTCGTAGTCGCCGTCCTCAAGCTGGGTCGGACGCGGCATCTGACCGAGCGCATACGCAATGGCGCCCTGACCGAGCAGGAATACCGGCTCGACATCGATGCCAGAGGCACCCGCTGCGGTGAGCAGAAGCCGCGTGGTGATTTCCGGAATGTTCAGGTAGTAGATGCCGTCATAGATCAGCCCGCCGCCCGTGAAGATCGGGTTTTTCTTGGTCGGGTTGCTCTCGCGCTCGCGCGCGTCACGGTTGGCCTGATACATCACGGAATCGGCCTTCAGATCGCGGAAGGCGCGGTCGCCGAGAAGGCACAGATACCATTCCTGGTCCGTTTCCTTCAGCTGCCATGGCGTAATCTTGGGCTTGCCGTTATAGACGCCAGAGGTCATGCCGGTGGCCTTAGCTTGGTCCTTCATCAAGGAACCAACCGCCGCCGTCATCTTGTCGTTGGTCGAATCGACGTTGGCCGCAGCCGTCGCGAAGGTGGTGGAGTAGTTCGCGATGGCCGAGCCGAACACCACACGGTCAACGTTCGCCGTCACCCACGAGTTTTTCTGTCCCGCAGTCGCCGCCGACCACTTGATGCCATTGACGCGGTTGCCGCCGCCCGTCGAGGTCAGACGATTGGCCTGTACCGCAGAGGTCGGGATCGACAACAGTGCATCAACAAGATCGTCGCGCACGATGCGACGAGACCAGCCGCTCAGAAGCGAACGGGCCGTCGAACGAATCGAGAATGAGGATTCCTTGTTGACCGCGCGGTTATTGGCGACCGCGTTACGAGCCCAATCGGCCCAGATCGGAAAGCCGTAGCTGTCGATCTGTTCCTCATTGCCGCGCAGCGTACCGGCGCCGACGCCGGAACCGGAAAGCTGGGTCACCAACGGGATGTTGATTTCCTTGCCGTCCGCCGTCAGTTCCTTCAGGCGAACGATGGGATAGGTCGAGTCCGGCCCCATGAAGGGGTCGAAACGAGATTTGCGGAGGAAGTCGATTGCCGCCGTTCGGCGGAATTTGATCAGTTCGTTATTGACGTGGTTGGAAGTGAGGGCCATCGGGCCGCTACCTTTCTTTCGTGACCATCACGTCCGAGCCTTGGACCCGATTAGCCAGTGGTTTGCTCAAACAGCGCGTCGTCATCAACATCGGCTGTCATTGCCGAACGAAGCGCCGCATTAGAACGGCTTGCACCGTTCAGTGAGGGTGGAAGGTCAACACGCGGGCGACCATTGGGCTGTTGAGACGAAGCATCGGCCTGCCATGCGGCAATCGCGGTCTTGCGAAACTCCGGATTTTTCAGAGCCTCATCAAGAATGCGCTTGTTGTAGGCACTCAGATCGCCGCCGATCTCTTGGCGGGTTTTCTGTTCGCGATGCCAATCGAGAAGCACCCTGCCGGGATCACGCGCGGCTTGCATCCGGCCCTTCAGGCCCGGATCAACGCCATTCTGTGTGGCCGCAGCAAAAGCTTCATCGAATTCCTTTGGATTGGATTCGCGAGCGCGCGCCATGCTGTCTTCGCGACGCTCGCTGAGAAGTTCGTTACGAACCTCCTCGCGAACAGCCTTCGCATACCCATCGGGATCAAGCAGAGGATCGGGCTTGGACGCCTTCTCGGCAGGCTTTAGCTCCTCACGCGGCTGTTGCTGACGTTGCCATTGGGCGCGTTCGGCCCGCAGGCGTTCAAGCTCGGCAGCTTGCGCGCGCTTTTCCTCGTTAATCTCCCGAACACGCCAAGACGGAACCATGGCGGCGTTGTCGTCAACCAGCACTTTTGCCGGTGGATCGGTTGCCGCTAGTGTCTCGTCAGGCTTGTCCTCCGGCTTACCGGCAAACCTGCCCGCTTCGTCGCGGGGCTGGCCTTCCGGTTCGGCTTGGGTATCGACAGTCTCCGTTACGGTCTCCGTTTCCGGCTGATCCGCAACAGCGCCTTCGAACAGATCGTCTTCACTCGGTGCTTGTGCCTCAACTTGCTCCTTAGCCATCGGTCGCTCCATTCCGCGTTTCGTGCGGTTACGTTGCCGACATTTCGCTGCCAGCGGGCGGTAGCCTGTGAACCTATATCGCCGGTTCGTGCGATCTCTGTTTCAGCGCGCGGATATGCAGCGCAGCGACTACAGCCTTGCGTCGGCCGTGTAGTGAATAGCGAGGATATCGCCCAGCGTCGCGATGGTGCCTGAAGTCGCGATCAGAATGCCCGTCTCGCTTTTGGTCGAAGCAGGATCAACGGAAACGGTCGCATCTGCAGCAGCGGTGATGTCCCGCCAGTTTGCATTCGCGGCACTCGGATTGTAGGTCACAACCGTTGGTGAGGCGCGCATGGGAGGAATGAACTGCACGTATTCGGACGGATCGCCAAGAGCGATTGGGTTCTTGACCGTGATCGCACCCACAACACCGGCACTCTGTGCGACCGCCGTTCCCTGGGGAAATGATTTTTGGTAGTACCTGCGACAAGAATTGAGTTCTTGATCGAAAGGCCGCATGATAAATGGCGAACGGGTTGAAGAAGGAACAGAAGCCCCGGGGACCACAACAACACCAGTCAAACAGATGACGTTGTTATTCGATGCAAAGAAATTCGTAGTCGAAGACGTACCGAGAGGAGCAGAAGCGGCCCAAACATTGGCCGTTCCTTGGTTGGTCGAACCGCAACCAAAACTAAAAACAATAGCTATTCCCACGCCTGTAGTAGACAACCAAGTTCCAGTTGTATCACCTGGAATTGTTACTGTTTTGTATTCCCACGTAGTCGCGTTATTAATAATCACGTTCGTTACATAACCACGATTACCTGCGCTGTTTTGTAGCGCGACGCACATTGTCCCGGCAATCGTTGTGTAAACCCAAAAACCAATAGTAATCGGCTGAGCAACAGCATTACCAAATCCAAGACGAGCAATACGATTGCCCTCAATTTTTTGAGCCACGAGGGCAAAATCTCCAGAACCTAACGATGCCCCGGTAGTCGATTTAAACTGAATGCAGTTCGGAAAAGCGGCGCCAAACGCAGGACTCCCAGGCGGGGCGATTTGCTGCCCGGTCATAACGATAGTACCTTGACTGTAAATTCCATAAAACCCGTCCACAACATAAGTTGTGGTCACATTGGGAATTGTAATGGCGGAAGTCAGGTTGGTCTGGGAAACATCCATTGAACCGTTAATCTGAAGACCGTTATAGGCCAATGAGTCTAGTGGGGTAGGAGTGTAAAGAGGCATCTTAAAGTTCCGTCGCGTAAAGACTGCCAGAGCCAGCGGCCGACCAAATAACATCGATCCGGCCAGTATAGATCGGCTTGGGCATTTCCCAGTATCCGTTGTTTGGTATCTTCGCGGTAAAGGAAGTCGCGGAAGATGTCGTTCCGTATTTAACGTAACAATCGTTGGCGTCCGTGTTGACTAAAATCAGCCCCTTGCGAGCCGCGTTAGCCGCCAAGAGCTGAGCCGACGCGGCGGCGGATACAGCCGAAGAAAGCGAGGCCGTGGAAGCAAAGTCAGCGGCATTCGACGACATGGCCACAAGATTCGTCGTGCCCGGCGTAGTCTGGTCAATGCCAAACTTACCGACCAGATTTGTTCCAGCTGGGAGCGCCGCATTGACTTGCACGCCGTTGGTCGTTCCGGGCGTCGTCTGATCGATTCCGACCCTGCCGATGATGTTTGATCCGGCAGGGATAGCCCCGCCCGCTGAGGCGCTGTAGGTATTTCCATTCTCATCGACCAAGCACGAGGCAGGGATTGCCCGCTTCCGTAGATCATCCATCGATCCCATGGGGGATTATCCTTGGTTAAGCCGCTTCGGCGGGCTGCGCTGCCTGCTGCTGTTCGGCTAATTCCTGTTCGTGATCCCGGTCAGCCGCGTTCTGAACGTGCTCGTGCAGCCTGTCAGCCGCGCCTTCCTGCTGCTGGTGAATGAGTTGGCCGAAGCCGAGAACCGCTTCAAGTTTCGTCGCCATGGTAGAGCTATCCAGATCGGTCTTTGACCCGATGCGCGCGACTTCGATCTGCGTGAGTGAGGCCAGCACTGCTTTTTTCCATTCTAGGCTGGTTTCCTCCGCGACCTTGTGAGCCCCGGCCGCAGCCTTCATCTGCTCGACTTGGCCCTGAGCCGCAATCTTCGGATCAGGCGGGGGCGGCGTGCTCTGCTTCTGCTTGATCTTGTCCAGCATCGGCTTCTTGACCGAGTTGGGCAGCGGCGAAAGCTCCAGTGCGATTTCCGGGAACTGCTGCAAAAACTGCGGCCCGAGCGATTGCAGCACCATCATGCTGTCGCCCTGTAGGTTCACCGCGTCCGGCCCTTCATCAATGATGATATCCACGTCGAGCGAACCGATGGCGTTGACCAGAGCCGGACGGCCGTACTGATCGATCTGCAATTTGTTGATCTGGAAATACTGCGCGATATTCTGGTCATCCGTGACACGAATCCATCTTTCCGCAGTCCAATAACGCTGAATGATATTCCAGATATCGCGGTAAACCCTGATTTTCCAGTTCTTGTAGGCTGACAAGTACGGGCCGAGCTCGGCAATGCCCGCCTGTTGTAGCAACTGGATAGCACGGCCCGAGCTATCTTCAAGTCCCTGCCCGATCAGAGCCGGATTAGGCCCGAAGTTCTCAATCTCATTCTTGGCCTCCTGGAGCATTTCCAGTTGGCCCTTGAAGTCTTGATATTTCGAGTTGTCGTCCGGCTCCATTTTCAAGCCGGGGTTAACCTCGACCCAACCGTCATTCTTCGCCCACTCCCGGCGGGCTACCTCGATATCGTCAACCGCGCCTTTCTCACTGATGACGCGCCGCGTATTGAGGCCATGGAGTGCCTTGGACCGGCGATGATTAACCTCGTCCTGCGGGCTTTTCAGGTTCCGCACGAACCCATAGCGGTCGCCGTCATGATCGACCGAGGCGGAAAACATCCGATAGCGCGGGAAGGTCTTGCCCCGCTCGTCAACGAAGGGCGACACACCCTGCATCAGAACCGTATTGCCGACGTATAGGCACCAGCGCCACTTACCGCCCTTGATGTACCATTGATCGACGAGACGGAGCTTCTTTTCGTTCGTATTGACCCAGTTTTTCTCCCGGTCGAATTCGTTGACCGTGATCAGGTCGGTTCCCGATTCCAGCAGATCATCGATCTCGTCAGCCTTGTCCGGCGCGATCTCCTTAGCCTGCTCGGCGTCAACCCATTTGGCAACGCCCAGAAATCGCGCGTCGGTAAAGCCTTCATCGAAGGAGCGCGGGTCATAGAAAAACCCGTCCCCGTACGCGATGTGCATCTCAAGGCTGGGATCGCCCTCGTCTCCGGGTACAAGATCGTATTCGATCCCGGCAATGCCATCGATCCCGCCAGCACGGGCAATGCGAGATGATTTGGATTTCCAGTCGTTGTTGTCGAGAACGAACCGAAGCGTTGCCGTGGCCAGTTCGGCGCCCTCGTCATGCTTGGGCGTGCGGGCGTATGCCTTCGGGTCCTGCCGAAGCCGTTCGACCAAGCCCACAACAGCATCGATCTTGCGAACGATCCGATTTGACGTGACGACCGGCTGCTTACGATCCCGTAGCTTGGCGATCTCGTCGCGCGTCCATTGGTCACCGTGGTAGTAATGGCGGGCATCTACCATTTCCCGCGCTTCGGCATCCTTGGCCGCCGCATAGTCCTGGTACTGCCGTCGCAGGCGCGTGATATCGAAATAGTCGGCGTCTTTCCCCTGATCAATTGCGGGCGCGGGCTGCCGGGCAGCGGGCAATTGGGCCTGCGGTTGGGCAGTCTGAGTGGAAAGCATCGATCAGCGCTTCCCTGGACGGCCATTAACCCAGCCGTAGTCGCGATTGGTCGGTGGCGGGACGGGGTTATAGGCAGGAACGGCCATTAGAGGGTTTTCCATGCGTTGTTGGCGGACGGCGTAGCGCCTACAGCCTTGTAGCCGGAGACGTTCTTGGGCTTCTCAGGCTCTTTGATCTTCATGCCACTGGTCATCTTGGCGAGGAGCTGTCCGACAAGGCCGAGCGCATCAACCTGATCGTCATGCTTGCCCGCCGGGAAGCTCAGCAGCTCGCTCCGCAGCGCCGGATACCAAGGGGCACCGATCGGCACGTAAAGCCCTTCAGAGGCCATCCTGCCGCGAATGGACTGTGCTCTAACAGCCTTGTCGCCTCGGGTCGGAAACTGATCGCGGAATACGTAAGCCTTGCGCTCGCGTTGCCTGCGTTCGAGAAACGGTCCAACACCAGATTTGATCTGGCCTTGCTCCTCAGCCCAGCCGATGGGCTTCCATTCGGTTACGAGGTCGCAGAAGGCTTCGACCCAGATATCGGAAGCGGATTGTTTGCGCCAGAGGTCGAGGAGATACATTCGTCCTTCGGGATCGATGCCCACGACGGCATGAACGGTAAAGTCGCCGCCGTCCGCCGTAACTGCGTAATCTGATCCGCCGTAAACCCTGAGCGTGTTTCGATCTGGCGCTTTGTCATACGGTTTCAGCCATTCAGCCTTGAAGTAGTCGCCGTCTTCCGGGGCTGGCCGCTGCTGATAAAGAGCCGACCAATCGCGCGGGCCAACTGCACGTCGCTTGCGGTCAAGCTCTGCCTTGCCTTCCCATTCAGGCCAAAGAGGTTCACCCGCGCTCCTGCCAAGCGGATCGTCACCTTCGGCAATAGCTGGAAGCGAAATAACCTCCCACTGATCGCCGCCGGTTTCCATGTCGGCCAGCAAACGCCCAGCAAGATCATCTTCGTGCCATCGGGTCTGGATTAGAACGATCCGCCCGCCCGGCTTAAGTCGAGTATAAAGGTCGGATTTATACCAGTCCCAGACCTTCTCACGGACGGTCTCGCTGTCAGCATCCTCTCGGCTACGGACTGGATCGTCGATGACAACCAGGTCAGCTCGTCGTCCAGCAATGGCCCCGCCGATACCGGCTGCGAAATATTCGCCTCCATGATCAGTCTCCCATCGCCCGGCAGCTTGACTATCAGGCGCAAGACCGGCTCCTAGAACTAGATGATGTTCGCTCACCAGATTGCGAACGCGACGGCCCCATTTCTCCGCAAGTTCCGCCGTGTGCGACGCGGCTATCACGCAATGATCGGGATAGTTCCCGAGATACCATGGTGTAAACAAGATCGACGCATAGGTGGACTTCGCAGCACCGGGCGGCATGAATACGGCCAGCCGGTCAACATCCCCGCGTGTAACGGCCTCTAGCTTACCGATCAACAGCCGATGATGACGAGCGGGCTCGAAGCCCGCGAACCGACACCAGTCAGTTAAGCTGCGACGGATCGACCGCCGCTGCAATAACGTCCTCGCCGCCTCCTGCCGCGATATAGGCGAGTTCATCATCACTCATTCCGAGTGCGGCGTTGAGCTTGTGTACGTCATCGGTGGAGAATTGCGGTGCCTTGCCCCATCCACGATCAAGCAGAACCGAGGCCGCTGATACGCGGGCAGCAGGCGGCGCATCGGGCTCACTCATGATGCGAGCAAGCGTTCTAACGGCGCTTTGTGTGTGGGAACGCGCCAATGATCTCAAATCGGTCGGGGCTTTAGCCATTTAGGAAAGTTCCAGCCAATTCGGGCGCGGTTTGTGATTTTGTCTTTCGTGCATCGGATAATTTACCTGCATTGTCAAGATGGAGCGGGCAACCGAGCCGGATTCCGAGTGTCGGACCATGGACGTTGAGGCCCTGTCAGTCCGAAATGAACCGCCAAGGCATTCAGGCCATTCCAGAGATGCGTCAGTTCCTCATCCGAGCACGGCTGATCCTGGATGACTACCCGGTTGATAATCATGTGCGTTACACGCGCCTGCTTTCCGGTGCATTGGCTGATGGCGTCGTGGGCGTCCATGTATGCATCAGTTCGCAGTTTGCAGATACAGACTTTCATGGGTTCGACGGGGCAATTCTTGTCCCCCAGGCACTCGTAAAAACCCCGTCCGGAACCTGATGTGCCCTTTGGAGCCGCCGCCATCGCCAAGTAGCTGCCGACGATGCGGGAATACCGTAGCCCGGATTCATAGAGATCGTCGCTGATGCGATTTGCGAGGTTAAGCCTGCCAAGGTAGCTCTCTCCCCGTTCCGTCGCACCCAGCCCGCCCGCTATTGATCTGCGGTGCGGCCAGTCGGCGGCCATGGCCCGATAATCCACGGGGGAACGTGCCAGAGCACCAGAAGCCGTCCGGCGGCCGGACTTGCGCTTGCGGCCCTTGCGGTTTTTGCCAATCATGCCGTGCATAAGGGTTTATCCCGTTTTCGCTTGGCTCGCCAGCGCCGGAAGTATTCCGCCCGGTCACGCTGCGGCTTCTGGTGGAATTGGTGCCCGCACTTCGGGCATGTCAGGCACTTTGCCATTGAGCAAGGCTACGCGGTTGTGCAACCTCAGTCAAGCGGAAATCACGGAACGGCTCGCATCAGTTTCAGCAACGCATACGAAATCGGAATACCCGGCGCGGCGTATCTCGGTTCAACACCAGCATCCGCATATTCGGCCGCGCGCAGTCGGTCATTCGCTTCCTCGGCTCGCGCACGCTGCTGTTCGCGTTTGGCGGCGCTGATTATCTCGTCGTCGGTGTTGATACCCCAATTCGGCCCGTATTGCTCGTGTAATTGCTGGAGTGTGGGGCGTAGTTTTCGGTCAGCGGCAAGCTTTTCATCGGCCATGCGCCGCGAAGCAGCCTCAGAGGCTATCCGATGTTCGCGGTCGGCGCGTTCCACTACTTCACGCAAATCCTGCGTTTTCGGGTCACACCAGGAAATAATATCAGCCGGCGTCGGCAGGAATTTGGTCGTGCTCGGAACGCCCGCCACGAGGTCGCCAGCCCCGCTGGCGACACAGCGCGGGTAATGCGCTAGCACTTGCGCGAGCGCGCCGATATAGCTGCCGCTCGCCTGCTGCCCGCCGTTGGCGTAACCGCGCAGCATGAGGCGAACGACTTCGATTGCCTCAGACAGAGCCAGCCGGTCGGCTAACGCCGTTCTCACGCTCCCAACGTCGCGCCTGTTCGGCCATGTCCCCGGCGAGGTCGCTAAGGCTTTGCTTACGTATTCCATTTCCGCTG